CTTATCAACATCACACCAATATACCTTCTAACAGAGGTATCAATGTGTATTCATTTGCTCTTAAACCCGAAGAACACCAACCCTCAGGAACTCTTAATATGTCTCGTATCGATACTGCCGTGTTATCCATGGAAACTCAATCTGGTTATTTAACTGGTCAACAAAACGGAACTATTAATATATATGCTGTAAATTACAATGTCCTCCGTATCATGTCTGGAATGGGTGGTCTTGCATACAGTAACTAAAAATCTAATATCTCTCTTTTTTTTTCTTATATTATAGTATAAAGAATATAGCAATAATATGGGCGGTGGTCTTCTTCAATTAGTTGCCTATGGCGCTCAAGATGTTTATTTAACTGGTAATCCTCAAATTACCTTCTTCAAAGCTGTTTATCGTAGACATACCAATTTTGCGATAGAATCTATTGAACAAACTTTCAGTGGAACTCCCGGATATGGTCAAAGAGTAACCAGTACTATTTCAAGAAATGGTGATTTAATCAATCGTGTCTATCTCACTGTAGATTTGTCGGGAGCAACAGGAGATACTTTATGTAAATTCTATGGTCTCCGCCTCATTAACTATGTTGAAATAGAAATTGGTGGTCAAAAGATTGATAAACATTATTCTCACTGGATGTATATCTGGAATGAACTTTCTCTCCCTCTTTCCAAGAGATCTGGTTATTACAATATGATAGGTGCTACTGGTGGTGTACCTGGAACCGATATGGAATCTCAATTATATATTCCTCTTGAATTCTGGTTCTGCCGCAATGTTGGTTTAGCTCTCCCTCTCATATCTCTTCAATATCACGAAGTTAAAATAAATATCAATTTCGAAACAAGTGATAAATGCAAAGGTGATACTGCTGTTGCATTAACTGGTGGATTCAATGCTTCTCTTTGGGTAGATTATGTCTTCCTTGATACTGATGAACGCAGACGTTTTGCCCAACTTTCCCATGAGTATTTAATTGAACAACTTCAATTCACTGGTCAAGAATCGATACCTTCAAAAGAAATGAAAGCTAAACTTAATTTCAATCATCCTTGCAAAGAACTTGTATGGGTTGTAACCGATGGCGATGCTGACAATAACAATTGGATGAATTACACAACTGATGCTTCGGATGCAACTAAAAAAATTGTCGTTACCGACAAAACTGATAGTGCGATTTTAGAAAAACTTGCTGCTGATTGTATCACAAGCAAAAATCCCATCAACTTCGCTAAACTTGTCCTTAATGGAAATGATCGTTTTGCCCAACGTGATGGTTTATATTTCAATCTTGTTCAACCTTTCCAACATCACGAAAATGTTCCATCAAATGCTGGTATCAATGTGTATTCATTTGCTCTTAAACCTGAAGAACACCAACCCTCGGGAACCCTTAATATGTCTCGCATAGATACTGCTAATCTCAATGTTTCATCAGATTACTCTTCTGCTAATAACAAAAATCTTAATGTCTATACCGTCAACTACAATGTTCTCCGTATCATGTCTGGCATGGGTGGTATTGCTTATAGCAACTAATAATAAAAATAATATATCTCTTTTTTTTTCTTCTATTATAGTATAAAGAATATAACAATAAAATGGGTGGTGGTCTTCTTCAATTAGTCGCTTATGGCGCTCAAGATGTTTATTTAACTGGTAATCCCCAAATTACCTTTTTCAAAGTTGTTTACCGTAGACACACTAATTTTGCCATGGAATCCATTGAACAATCATTTAATGGAAATAATAACTTCGGTTCATCTGTAAGTGTCCTTATCACTCGTAACGGTGATTTAATTAATCGTATTTACTTTAATGCTAAAGTTGGAAATTCTTCTGAAAATGATATTGAACTTGTTCCATATTTCGGTCAAAAATTACTTAAAACTATTGAATTAGAAATCGGTGGTCAAAAGATAGACAAACATTATTCTGAATGGCTTTACATTTGGAATGAACTTTCGATGCCTGTAGGTAAGAAAGATGGTTACGAAAAAATGGTTGGCGGTGCTTCCAGAATCGATGGAGAATTATCTTCCACCACTTTATCTACTGGCAAAAAATACGAAGTTTATGTTCCTCTTGAATTCTGGTTCTGTCGCAACGTTGGCTTAGCACTTCCTCTTATTGCTCTTCAATATCATGAAGTCAAAATCAATATTTCCTATGCTTCTAAATCTGAGATTTCTACTGGTGCTGCGGAATTATCTGACGTATCATTATGGGTTGATTACATATTCCTCGACACTGATGAACGCAGAAGATTTGCTCAACTTTCACACGAATACCTTATTGAACAACTTCAATTTACTGGCTCTGATACCATAACTGAAAGCACTGACTCTAATAACATGAAGAGTTCCAGAATGACTTTCAATCATCCTTGTAAAGAACTTATCTGGACTGTTCGTTCTAATGATGATACCGCAATTGATAAATGGAATAAATATGCCGATGATCAGTATATGAATCATGTTATGAAGGCTAAAATACAATTAAATGGAAATGATCGTATGGCCGAACGTGATGGATCTTATTTCTCAAGTGTACAACCTTATCAACATCACGAAAATACTCCTTCCAAATGGAACTCTGGTATCAATGTATATTCATTCGCTCTTAAACCCGAAGAACACCAACCCTCTGGAACCCTTAATATGTCTCGTATAGATACTGCTGTATTATCAGTATCTTCCAAAGTTTCTGGAAATTTATCTATATATGCTGTAAATTACAACGTCCTTCGTATCATGTCTGGTATGGGTGGTCTTGCTTACAGTAACTAAATATCAAATCTTTTTTTATCTATAAAATATAGAATTTTTACCTATATTGTATAAAATTTATGAATAAAATCTTTATTAATGATCTTTATAAATGTGCGTTATTGTCCAAATTAGCAAATAAAACTCCACATGATTTCATGAATGAAATTGATAAAGATACAAATCTTGGTTATTTGCATCAAATTGTTGTTAATAATAAAATACATTACATATCAGAAAATACAACAAGCTGTTTTCTATTGAAAAACGATAATTTGATATTTATATGTCCTTACTGTGAATTAGACATGAATGTCAATAATAAACTAATATCAATTCATGGCAAAATAAAGGTGCACAAGGGTATATTTTTAGAATACGAAAAAATAAAAAATGGTATCATCAAACATATATCAAAATTATCTGAAAATAATAATGTTGCACATCTTTATATATCAGGTCATTCAATAAGTGGATCATTAGCATCACTTATAGCATATGATCTTTCAGAAAGATATAAATATCTCTTTATTACATCTTGTTTTTTATATAATTCACCAATTATTGGAAATAAGGAATTTATTCTACAATCACAAATAAATATTGGCTGTATATATAACACATTTTTAAAAGATAACGATTATGATATTGATAAAATCGTTATCAATGAAGATAACATATTATATATTTCTCAGAGTAAAAAAATGACTAATTTCCAATCATTTTTTAAATGGTTTTTGCATTATGATAAATATATCGATAATGATAACATTGACATATATATATCAAGATTGAAATGTATTTTATTCTCGGATAAATAAGACAGGTAACAACATAATTATGCAAAATATATTATATAAAACATAATCATTGATATGAATAGACTTTTGCAATTGAAATAGTAAATAATCGTATTTGTATTTTTCACATGTTTTTTCAGTATATTTATAAAATTCATTGTTATGATAATATCTGATACATGAATATTTTTTATTAAGTATTTTGGATCGAGAAAAGTTATCGGGAACATATTTGTCATAATAGATCAATGTATGGTTATAATTAAATATTGAACATACAATCGATAGTATTATGATATATCTGTAATAATTCATTTTGATTCATTATTTATTTAGTCTTACCGTCATTTTTTTAAATATTTAGGATAAATTAAAGTAACAATCTGCACAAATTTCAACATCCGATAGAGCTCGATGTTCTTTATAAATATCTTTTTGAAAAATATATTTATATAGTTCCACCAGTTTTGGAAACTTTTTGACTTTCATAATAGATTGTCCGTTTTTCATCGTACAATATTTTTCAATACTATTTATTTTTTTGATAATATTTGTGTTTTCCATCTTGAAGCATTCAGCAAGGATGACATTGATATCAAAATCAATATTGTGGGAAACAATTTTTGTAACATTTCTCAAATCTTCTGTTAAATTATTTAGTACTGTATCAATATTTTGTCCTTCATTCATATATTTTATAGGCAATTTCAATCACACGAGCGTTTTTATATAATTGAAATGAAGAAGGGTCTGGGATACTATTATAAGAAGATCGAATTGGTAAACCAGTTGTTTCAACATCAATAATAAAAATATGATTGTTATTTGATAAAACAGTATTGTATGCATTTTCCAAGATTAACTGTAAATAATCAAGTGTATATGTTTGTTCATTATTGACATTTGAGAAGTTGACATTTTAATTATATGATAACAATAATGAAATCATTTTTATTTTTCATACAGAAAGATTATCAAGCTTTTTGCAAATTTTAGTTATATCATCACGGCATGAATCTTCATCTTCATAATATTTTTGTGTATCTAACCAATTCATTGCTTTATGTATACCTTCTATTTCATATAAAGTCCAAAAATAATATATTTGTTGTTGTTTAAGTTCGTTCATAATATTTTCATATAATTATATTTCCTTAAGCCCTTAAAATGAGTACATTTCTTAACATATTTTAGAATTTTATAAACTTATAATATTTTTTAGAAAAAGTAACAAACATGTACTCAATAATCGAAAAAAGATCGTCAAATTAAAGAATGGTAGGAATTCTATTACCTTTTATGAACACTAAATCGTATTCGTTCCAATCAAACCCCCTAAGATGTTTGTATTGAGTTTTTGAATAACTTATAAATCACAAATGTGCAAAAACTTATTCAATTGACAATTTGAAAATCAGTAACAAGATATTTTACATTATCGTATGCATTGTGTTTTTGCAATATTCTCAAAGTGTCATCGTCTCCTAAAATAATTTTTTGAATATAATTCCTAGGCGGAGATATACCGTCATATTTACCACTTGATCTCCAATTGTAATCAGCATCTACCGAATTGATGTCTAGAAGCAGAGATTTTTTAATATCTTTATCTTGAAAATCATTGGAATTAAAATTGATAATAATTTTATTAATATTTTGTATTATGTGCCTCATTAATAACTTCAATTCTTTTCTTTCATGATAATGTAATTCAATTGTCATACTTTTCTCATATATCAAAAATAGAATCTTATCAAATATTTCATTATAAATATTGAGTAATATTTTATGGATTTCTTTTATATTTGTTTGAGTTTCATTGACATCAATATACTCTTTTTTCAATATTTTTCTAACAAATGCTGCTATATTGTCATTTTTGATACTACCATCATTATCATATTCATTATCATATTTTCTATAATAAGCAAGAATACTTGAAGACAATTTCTGAAAATGTTTGAGATTAAAACCTCTATATTTTCCACAAAACTCCAAAATTTTAATTAACCAATTATCGTTTTCATTATCTCTATAATCATAATAGTCAATTTTGATAAAACCACAAATATCAGATAATATTATTTTATCATAATCTTTTTGTTCAGTTAATTCTTTATCAACAATGGTCTTCGTGAGAAATTTGAACAATCTTTCGTTCATGACTTCTATAAATATGTCAATGTCAAAATTAATTTTTCTATGTTTCATACAAAATTTCAAAATATAAAGTATCCTTTCAAATTGTGCATCATTGTAATCTCCTCCTAAAAAATATGTTACTTTTTTTATTACCACAAATTATTAAAGATGTTGATAAGATACAATGTTCAAAAAAATGAAATAGAACAAATGAGCTGTTCTCTTATCGTTACAAATTTAATGCAAGTATATTTCAAAGAGTTGTAAGCCCCTAAAAAGAGTACATTCCTTCACATATTTTAAAA